CCGAAAGTCGCCCGACACGTAGCCCACCCGCAGGCGCCGCTCCGGCTCGCGGTCGAGCGTCTCGTCGTTGTAGCGTCGCGCGACTGGCTTGACCATGTTCCAGTATTTCCGGCGAAGACGATAGGCCTCCTGCGCCGTCGTGTCTTCGCAGTGATCGCGGCAGAAGATCAGTTGCTCGAGGAGCTCGCGCTTCTCGGGCCGGATCTCGAAGGCCGCCTCGTTCGCCTCCGCGGCCTCGCGCGCGCGCCCAACGTTCATCAAGCACGTCGCCATGCTCGACAGGAACCGGCCGCGATCATAGGGCGCGATGTTCGGCTGCTTCAGGAGCGCCGCGAAGTGGTCGGCCGCCTCGAACCACTCTTGGCGCCCGGAGAGTTCGTACGCCTTGACCATGAGCAGCTCGCGCTCGGGGACCGCGGGACCGCGGAGGGTGCGGGCGGTCATTCGCCCGCCCGGATTGCTTCGGTAATCCCAGGCCGCGAGTGTCCTGTACGGCGCGCGAAGCTGAAGCCGACGCGCTTCCTCGTTCGCGAGGTGCGCCCGCTCCTCCGGCGTCATCGCACGCGCACGACTTGAAGATTGTGGCAGGAGTAGCAGAGGAACGGGAACGCGCGCCATGATCGCGGGATCTGGGTCGCCACCCCGTTCTTGGTCTCACACTTCAGACAGAAGACGAAGCGTCGGATGCGCCGCTCCGTTTGTTTCATCGCAGCAGATGCAGCTTGCGCGTCAGGAGATCCACGCTCGGGCGGTAGCCGCGCTCTTGACGAAATGCCGCGAGCGAGCGCGCCGCCACGTCGACGTCGGTCGCCGGATAGGCTGGGAATGTCACGACGCTGACCTCGAGGATGCGCATGTCGAGCACCGTGCGCGTCGGCGGATCCGTCTTCTCGTCCCACTGATCCTTGAGCCCACGGAACGCGAAGCTCATGCCCGTGAGATCACCGCGGCGCACGGATTCCAGCGCGTCGCGCGAGTAGGTCGTATCCGGCGGGTCGATCTCGACGAGCAGCCCGCGCTGGTCCTTCTGCATCGTGAGGGTCCGCGCCGTCAGGCGGCCCATGATCTTCGCGGGGTCGTGGTCGATGAGCGCGCGCACGTCGATGCGCTCGCTGAAGGTGCGGTCCACGGCCTCCGGCGCGATCATCTCGCGGAAGAAGAACATATCTTCGCTCAGCGAGTCGAAGACGACGGCATGGCCGCGAAGCTTTTGTTTCAGGCCCTCGCCCGTGACCACGCGGAGATCCGCGGCAGCGACGAAACGACGCTCAATGTCCATCGTCATTGCAAATCCCCCAGGAGATATACCGGCGAAATCGGGTCCGCGTCGAAGTCCTCCACGGCATGAATCGCGTCGCACCGATAGCAGATCAGGAGCCACGTCTTATCGTGGACCGAACTGCTGTCCTTGATCCAGCGCGCCCTGACGCAGGCTGGAGCGCACACGTCTGGAGTCTCGTCCAGATCCGGGAAGAATCGACGGACCTTGCCGTGCTTATCCAGCAACGGCATGCTGTAACTCTTCGGCCATCAGACGATCGGCCATCAGCGGCGGGCGTTGAATTTCCCAGCGCGTCATGAGTTGGTCTATGTGGTCGGGTGGGGCAAAGGCGTCGCCGACGGGCAGCGTCTCCAGATCCCTCAGCGACTGCTCGATGTACTCGTCGACCAGTTGCGCCGTGCGGTGGACGGGATCATCGGCGGATTCGATGATCGATAGGTGCGACCTGACGACGGGCGTAAGCACGGCGAGGAGCATCGCTTCGTGCTTGGGATAAAACTCGCCCATCCACTGCTCGAAGCCTTCGCGCCCCTTCTTCGCAGCGCGCCTCACGGCGTGGCCCTCCTTGCGCACCATGCGTCCGAGCGCCTCGACGGCGTGCGCGCGCTGCGCGGCGATCATCGTCGCGCGGGCGTCGGTGGCAGCGGAACGCTCCGGTGGCTTCTCGGATGCAGGCGCGGGCGCGACCGGTTTCGGGGCCGGCTCCACTTGCTTGTCGATCACTTCGTCGAGGCGATCGGCCGGGACCATGTTCGCCGGCACGAAATAGCGATCACCATCCGGCCCGATCGTGTTCATGTCCTCGAGGCGCAGAATGTCGTTCGTGGAGAAAAAGCCCCATTGCTTGCCGAGCGCGTACCAGGCGCCGCGTGACGCGACATCGCCGCGCATCTGGCCGTTGACGTTGTGCTTGATAAATTGCTGGGTCAGCTCGAGCGGCCGGATCAGCTTGAATTCGAGCTCATGTTCCCAGCCGACCAGCCACGGCGTCAGCGTGTCGATGACGAACTCGATCGCCTGGTGCTCGATGTTGCTGAAGGTGGCGCGGTCCATCTCCGCGAGCTTATGTGGCGGCAGATTGAACCAGCGGCACACTTCGATATCCTGATATTTCCGCGTCTCCAAAAATTGCGCGTCGTCCGGCGGAATCGAGATCCGCTCGATCTTGACGCCCTCTTCGAGCACGAGCACGCTGTGACGCTTCTCGCCGCTGATGGCCCCCTCGATCGACTCTTTCATGTTCGTGCGGGAGAGGTCGTTGAGCTTGCCGGGATGCGTCGCGGTGATCGACGAGACCGCGCCGTTGCGGAAGAACTGCGAGCCGTAGCGCTCGGCGGTCAGCCCGAGCCCGATCGTTTCGCGCGCCATGCGCACGACGGAGTAACCCATAATGCCGTCGAAGCCGAGGCCGGGAATGTGGAGCATGTCGGCGGCCGGAATGATCGTCTCGCGCCCCTGCTCGTTCCGCACGCGGTAGACAATGGCGCCCGCGTCGTTCCGATCCGGCGTCACGCGGTTCGGCGTCAACGGCCAGATGGCGAGCGGCCGGCCCCCCTCGTCGCGCTCGATCTCGGCGTAGGCGTTGCCCCATGTCAGCACGTGCGCCTGCATCGTCTTGCGCGCCTGAAACGATGACATCTCGGGATTGAAGCGGCGCGCGAGAATTCGGTAAAGCGGATGCGCTAGGAACTTTTCGCTCCGGTCCGGCCCCGTCGACTTGAAGAGCTGCAGCGGGAGCGAGGCGACGCCGTTGGCGATGATCTGCACCGCGGCCCACCACGCGGAATAGTTCAGCGCGGTGTACTCGTTCACATTGGTGCCCGACGTCGTGCGTCCGTACCCGAGGTAGCCGTAGAGCGCGGGATCACTGGTCGTCAGCGGCGGCGACGTGAACGAGCGCAGACTGAGCGCGACGACACGCATTAAGCTCTCAGCCACGACGCCCATGCGTTCTCCTTGCGAGTTCGATCCCAAAGACGATCAGCACGAGACCACACACGATAATCGCGCCGGACAGCGACACGCGCGCGAGGCCGTAGATCAGAACTATAGCGCCGAGCAGGATGATCACGTCGGCGAGGTCGGGTTTCATTCCCACAAGCCGAAGTGACGGCCGATGCGTGCGTTGGCCTCATGGCGACCGCCTGTCCAGATACCGCGCCGCCAAGACTCAGCCGCACCGCTCAGAAGTCCACCTATCGAGCGATCGAGGAACGCAATGTCCACCTGATACCACTCGCCGTCGTGGGGGATCGGATGCCACGTATCGAGCGGCGAGTGTACGTTGAACGTTGCATAGCGCCACATCATGGCGCGCCACGACGGGGTGTACTTGAAACTTGTCGGCGTAGCCAACACGGTCACGGGAATATCGCCCGCAGTTTTACCGTGGCGTCGCCCGCAAGAAAACGCGCCGCCTCCTCGGGGTTGCCGACAATCCCGACGTGCTTGTACTGCAGCCCCTCCGCATCGATCAGATAGCAGGCGTAGGCGAAGGCGGCCTCTTCGACCATGCGCGTCTTGTCATCGCTGAATTTCCTGACCGGCTCCGTCATGGCGTCCATTCATAGTCGACGACGACTTTGCCGTTGCGGAAAGCTACCCAGGCTATTTGAGAGCGGCTGAGATCTGGCCAGATCATCCACTCGGGACTCACCGCCGGTACATCGACGTAGAACGTGCGAATTACCCGGCGACGCCAGGGCATCAACAGGCTCGCGATCCCCCCAGCGATGAGCGATCGGCGCGAGAGATGATTAGATTGCAAGGACACCCCTCTGCTCGTATACGCTCGCGCCGACATTCTCGAGCACGAGCGCGCGACTCAACCCGGTGATCGCCGCCGACACCGGGTCGATCTTGTCGGGGCTCCGTCGCTTGTCGGGCTTGATGTTCTCGTTCGCGTCGATCATCGCCACCGCATTCCCGATACACCAGCGCACGAGCGGCGAGCCCTCGTGCCGCAGCGCGCGTGTCAGGATCATGGTCTCAAACGCCTTCGACGGCGTCGTCAGGTTCGCCAGCGTCTGCCCGACCTCGACGACCGGCACGCTGTTGCCCAGGAGCCGCGTGTTCAGATCACGCGCGTTCCACGGATCCACGCCGAGCTCCACGAGGTTGTACGCGGTCATCACGTCGTAGATCCGCTTTTCGATGAACCCGTAGTCGGTGCTATCGCCCGGCGTCGCGTGCAGCCACCCGTCCTTCACCCACTGCCGATACGGCACCCGGTCGGTCCGCTCCGCGATCTTGCCTTCCGGCGCCCAGACGTCGAAATGCAGATCCCACGTGCCGTCGTCGTTCGGGAACCAGAGGGCCAGCGCCGTCAGGTCGCTTTTCGAAGCAAGGTCGAGCCCGCCGTAGCACTTGCGCCCCCGTTCCGGTGGGCCGTCGAGCACCGCGCCCTCGTCCCAGATCGGCACCGAGAGCCAGTGCAGATCGGCGCGTACCGGCTGGTTGAGGTAGTACGCGCGGAACACCGCGACCTGCGCCGGAATATGCTTCGCGCGCGCGGCGAAGGTGCGCATCTCCTCGAGCGATCGGAAGTCACCGAGCCCGGGATTGGCCGCGTACCAGTTCGCCTCGTCCCAGACGTCGGCCTCCATCGGCACCTCGAAGATGTGCGCCGAGAACGTCGGGTCGACGATGCGCCCCTCGAGCACTTCCTTGGCGTAGGCGACCTGCTCGCTCATCACCGAATGCTCGTCCGGCGTTTGCGTCGAGATAATAAACGTGAGCGGCTGATCGCGCGCGCCCGTCGAGGTCGTCAGCGCCGTGAACAGATCGCGCCCCGCCGGCGAGCTGCCCCACTGACCGAGCTCGTCGATGATGATCACCGAGCCGCCCTTGCCGTGCGCCTTCGCGGCATCGCTCGACGTCGCGATGAACTTCGTTCCGCTTACGAGGTCTTCGATGATCTTGGCGTGGCGTTGGATGTTCGTGCGCTCGACAAAGGCTGGGTTGTCGAGGATAAAGGCCACGATCTCGTCGAAGACGTACGAGGCTTGCTCCCGGTCCTTCGCGGCGCCGATGATCTGCCCGCGGCGCTCCACTTCCGGCCCGACGAGGTGCGCCAAGGCGAGCGCGGCGCACAGCGACGTCTTGCCGTTCTTCCGCCCGAGGGTCATCAGCCCGGTCCTGACAGGCCGCCGGCCGTCCTCGCCGGTCGCGTACCACGCTTCGACGATCGTGCGTTGCCACGGACGCAGCAGGAATTTCCGCCCGGCGTGAGCCCCTGACGTGATCGTCAGGGACTCGACGAACCTGATGACGCGCTCGGCGCGAGACAGACCAGGAGCTGCCCACGCGGCTTTCGCCGCGCCGGGGGCCTTCGTCACCGCTTTCGCCTTACTCGGCCCTCTTAGGCCCACGCGGCCACATCGGGCTACCCTTGCGGAATTGCCTCCCCACGAGTCTGAGACGCACTTTGTGGTCCTCGGACAAGATCCGGCGTGTCCGGATACGGAGCAGGCGAGAAACGGCCCTCAATGCCCCCGGTTCGTGACTGTCAGACGCGGGGAGAAGAAGACGAAACTCCTTGTCGCCGATCTGGTGGCGGCGCACGCCGGGCACTCTGAGCAGAGGCGCCAGCATCCGCGGCTTCTGGCTGTAGATCGACACCACCCCGTCGCAGTACCACTCGAGCTGGCCATTGCCGCCTGGCGCGATCGGGAAGCCTTCAGCGTCGGTCGTCACGCGCCAGCGATACGGCGCCGCCAACCGCCGGAATTCAGCCAGGGCCTCCCGCTGCTCGCCCGTCATGGCGAGGACTTTAGCACAGGAAGTCTTGTCAGACTCTTTGGTCAAGACTTTTATGCAAGAATGACGCCGCCGAAGTTACTGCACGCGCGATCGGCCAACGGCTAATTGTCTAGACCGCCCAGGGATCGAACGCCCCCTCCCCCCCACTTTCGATTCCAACCCTGTTCTCTCGCGGTTCGCGCCGCGTGGTGCGACTTGCACAACGCGCGGCAGTTAGACTCAACGAACGCAAGCTCAGGGTGCTCATGTCGCCCGAGGATGTGGTCCACCTCGAGGTGCAGCATCTCCACGCATGGCTCGCTGTCCTCCTCGCACACGGGGTGACGTAGCAGGAACCACGCTCTGAACCTACGCCAGCGGGGAAGGGAGTAGAACTTGTGGTCCTCACCGCGGTTGAGGTCATACGCCTTCTCTCGCGCCTTGGTGTGGAGCGCACAGCGTGCGGAGCCTGGTTGTGCGAACCCGGGACAATGCGACTCAGCGCACGGGGAGCGTGGCCTAGTGGGCATCGGGCTGCACACGCCGTAGTTGCTCTTCCAAGACGTCGTCAACCACCACCGTGCGCGCCTGCGCGTCAGCGGCGAGGGCCTTGGTAATGAGCGTTTGTGCCCACAGGTAGCCACGCTCTCGCTTCTCGACGACGAGGTAGAGTCGCTCGCCGATAGCAGCTGTTATGACAAATTCCTGAATCGCGTCACTTGGTCTAGGCGCGCTTGGCATTCAGCTTCTCCACGCAGTACGCGCAGCGCCAGCCGACGCCGTCGACGAGGATCAGTTCTCGGCGATGGTGCAGTTGCATACAACCCATACACGTGACCTTGCAGGAGTATTTCATCCGTACCAGCGCGCGACTCGCTGATGTAGCACGCTGATGGCCTCATCAGCGATGTACTCAAGCAGTGCCTTGTCCGCGTCAATGTGCGCCTGTTCGTAGTCGTCGTCTGCCATCAGTTCCATCAGCCGCTTGAGTAGCTCTTGTTTGGTCATCCCGCGGGCTCCTGGTTTCCGAGCTCGGGATGCTTCGCTTTGATGGCCTCGAGGCTGGCCTGAAGCTGGTTTTCGAGCTTGGTCGGCTTCGTGTGACGTGAGTCACCCTTCGAAGTAGTAGGTTTTATATCAGACAGACAGACAGTGGGTTGCGTTAGCAACGGCGTAGCAACGGCGTTAGGGTTGTACTCATCTAACGCGTTAGTAACGGCGTTGCTACGGCGTTTGTCCATCCACCGCTGATAGCGCTTTCGCCCCTGCTCCAAGTCCTCCTCGACTTGCTGCTTGGACGCGTTGTGCCGAAGGTAGTCATGCACACGATATCCGCCATCTACAGGCTCCCAGCTCCCAACCGAGACGAGGTTGTCTACCGCTCGCTTCAAGGCGGAGCCGGTAATGGTGGAGCAGAGCGTCGGAACAGCCTCGGCGATGAGGAAGCCGTCGGTCAAATGCACCATGCAATAGTCGACAGAACACGCCCAGAGCCAGCTTGATATGGGCCCGCACTTGAGACGCTTCGGATGTCGCGAGAAGCCGGGGACGAAGCGGACGTAGCTCATTCGCCACCCTGGTCCCCATACTCGTCGTAATCGATCTGCTTCAGCGACAACGGGGGAACAGCAGTGGAGGACGCCAGGATAATTCTCGGGTCGGCGAACATCAGGTTCCGGACGTCGTACCAATACCAGCGGCACTCCTCGCCGGCGACGTTGCGGTTTTTCTGATAGGTCTCTTCATGACGCCACTGCCGTTCAATCGGCTTCCAGCGTTTCATGTCGAGGAGGAACCACGGCGTAATCGACCCGCGGTCGGGTGTCTTGGCGGTCGCGTGGCCGTAGAACATCAAGTCGCCATCTTCGAGGAGTTTGTCGAACTCGCATTGATAGCGACTTTCACGCCACGCGGTAATCGTGATGTGCCAGTAATACTTGTCGCGAGCTCCTGGTTTGCGCACTCGCACCGCAATGCGCCCACGACGGCTCATTAGATCCGTGGCGCGCTTGAAATCCTCATCCGTGCCACTGACGTTCTCGAGCAGGTGCGCCCAGGCCCCGCTCATGCCACCGATGAGATCTTTCACGGTCGGCATCCAGAGATTTGACCAGGCGTAGTCGCCGCTGAAATTAGGCGATCGCATGCGTCTGACCCCACGGCTCAAAGCCCGCGCGCGCGTCGTCATACATCGTGAGCCGGCGCTCAGGACTAACCCGTCGGACGAGCTCGAAGAACTCATCGGGTTTATGCGAGTGGCGCTGCTGGGGAGCGTTAAAACTGACGGGCGTCCCGCGCACCAAGGGGGCCAGAGAGCCGATCTTTCCGAAAAGGCAGTGCTCAGTGGTGTAGGCCCACCAGAGCGGTTGAGCGGTCGGCTTCACCCAGGTCAGGACGCACTCGTACCGGACGCCCCACTTTTCGAAGAGCGCGAGCCCGGCTGGCAACAGGTGGTGCGTTACCCAGAGGTAGATGTGGCACCCAGCGTCATGCGCGAGGCTCGCGATAGGAAGTTCGCCGATGCCCTCAAGATCCTGGGTTGAGTAGTCGACGCTCGTCCGTTCCTTGTCCCGCCGCTTGGCTTCGATCTTTTCGATCGGCCAGGGTGGATCGATCACGATGGCGCGAAATGGTCCTTCTGGATAGTCGGGCGGCACGACAACAGGAGCCGGCGGGGTCGCGAGGCCATAGAAATAGCCGAGCGTGACGGTCTGGTTCTTTTCGCTCCGCAAAGCAACGACTCGGCGAATGTCCGCTTCTTTCAGCCGCGTGAGGGAGACCCACCGATCAGCAACTGACCGAGCGATCTTACTTGCCCCAAGCTGGTGCACCTTTCCGCCCCGCCGCCCACGCCCACCTTTCCCTGGGGGGATCGCCTTCACCAGCTCGCCGCCGCGGCGCTGAAAGAACACGCGGGTCTCTATCAGTGAGTTGAGGTCTGGGATCGGCCAATGCATTGCCCTAGCAAAGTCGTCCAGAGCGCCGAGCTTGCTATCCCAAACGCGGACCTCGGGAATGGTGGTCACCCGAGCAAGGGCGCGCTGGGCTTCAGTCAGGCGTACCAGCTTCTCAGGCACCCGGTTCTTCCCCGTTTTCCTCTTCGAGGACGCAGCCGCACCACGCGCATTGCAAGGAACCATCGATCACTTCGTACTTCGGCGGCGGCGACAATTCGAGTTCGCCAAGGATCATCATGTCGTCAAAACAGCGGAGGTTATGCACGGGGCAGAAATCGCAAAGGCCGAATCGGCCTAGGTATCCCATGGACGTCACCTCCACCCAAGGTGGGGGCGCCGCGCCGTGTGGGTGGCACGACGCGGCACCCCTGAGGAAAACCACGTCAACGGACCAATCCTGACGCTACGCGCGCTCGCTTGTCAAGAGTTCTCGTCAAGGAGGCCAGATACGATCTTATCGCCGGGATTACCTTTGGGTGATGCCGCGTACGAATCCCCCAGATTGCACCACAGCGTGCCGTCATCCCTCAGCACGCGCCGGACCTCGCGGAAGACGGCGACCATGTGCTCGACGTAGAGCTCGGGCGTGGGCTCGAGGCCGAGCTGTCCGTCCACGTTGTAGTCGCGCAGCCCCCAATAAGGCGGCGACGTGACGACGCACTGCACCGATGCGCTCGGCAACGTAGGCAAGACCTCCCGAACGTCGCCGCAGAGGATCTCACTCAAAGGTTACCCGCGCTCCGGCGGCCTCGAAGTACGCCTCGAACTCATCCCAGCGCGCCATCAGGCAACGGAACCAGCCGAAGTCCGCGTTCATCGGTACAGCGCCCGCAGATACTCGACTATCTGAGACCAAAGCGACAGGCGCCAATGGCCACAACCGCATCCGGTAATACGCACGCCACCAGACGCCGACCCTGACTGTCCGCAGACGTTGCAGTAAAACTCCTGGTGGCGTGACGTCACGATCCACGAATTTCGGACTCCGGGTATCAGCGGGACCGTCTTCATCCCTCCCTACGCTCCGGGTCCGGATTGGGCGGCGAGGCACTTGGCGCACTCGACGGTATGTCCATAATCGTCCCGGCCATAGCCCTCGATAAAAACGTGCTTGTGATGGCGCGCGTGAAACAAGATGCAAACGATGACGCGAAGGAACTCACTCATGGCTGGTCCCCTGGTCCTTCTGAGCCTGGGTCATCCGCGCCCTCCGTCCTTGGACCAGTGGCAGCGGTTGCATTGCCAGATGGCGCGAGCGCTACAGTTACAGCACTGTCGACGACCCTCGCGACGCCTCCAGCAGCGGCGGTGCTTACACGCCTTGGCCATCACGCCTGGCCCTCCTTCTGAGCCTGGGCGCGCAGCTTGCTGATGTCCATTCGGTAGACGAGGCAATGACAACCATCGGCCACGCAGTGACGGTCGTACTTCTGTCCGGTCGCTGAGAACGGGCGCGGATGTTCCTTGTGCCTATGGCCGCACTCGCATTTGGGCAGCACGTCTCGGTATCTACTTCCCATCACGGCCCTCGGGTGTGGGAGTGGGTTCTACGGCGCGATAGGCGATCATGACTTCGCGCAGTTTCTTGTGAATCAGGCTCTCGCGCTGCACGTCGCCGACGTTGAGTGCGGTCAGTACGGCCTGCGCCCACTCGATGACCTTGACCGCCTCGGCCGACGTGGCGGCGCGGAGGCGCTCGACTTCTGCCTTGAGGGTGTCGCATTCCTTCTCGGCGCTCTCACGGCAGGCTTCATTTATGCGCACGAGCGTGTGCGCGGCATCAACCTCGGCCCTCAGTTCCGCATTTTCTGTTTCGAGGGCGGTGAGGGCGGCGGCGGTGCGCTTCACCAACTCATCCTCAACGGAGGGCAGCATCTCCGGTGCTGGGAATGGTTTGTACCCAGCGACCCAAGCCCAGCCAACAATCTCTCTCGCCCGCGCTTCACACCGCGCCCGCTCCCCCGCGTCGGTCATCGTGGCGTATCGCACCGCGGGCAGTACCGAATCGTCTGCGGTCCCGTCATCCCGCCCACCTCGAAGGTGTCCCGGATCATCGGCCCGCC